CAAAAACGCCCATTGACACATCAAAAAGACGTGCGCCAACTTCAGTTCCTATGCCAGCGCCAATAACAGCGCCTGTCGGTGCGGTTACTACTGCCCCCGGCCCAGTGAACACGCCCGAAACAAACCCAGCGGCGGCACCTAGACCACCGGCAACAATTTCAACACCTGTTTTTGTATATTCTGATACATCTCTAAAATCTAAACCGGGCGCGTTGTACAGTGTGAATTTGCCAGAATCTGGATCAATAAAGATAAAATTATCTTCGCCGTATGGCACTGCATCAGGATAATAATTTCGAAGTGTTTTCAACCGTTCGTCATCAGAAAGTTCGCCCGGTGGACCGACAACCATACTAACCGAAATTGGCGCACCGCTTTCGCTGTCAATGTTCTCCCGTTCCCAAGACTTGTCCGTCTGGGCCTTTTTGGCGGCGTATGCTGGTGATTTCATATATAATTCAATCACCTGAAGCCGCTGTTCTTCAGTCATATTGGACTGAACAGTTATAGGCTGACCGTCAAAGAATATTGTTTCGTTTTGAGGTTTTGCTTGAGGTGTTGCAACAGGCGCTGGCTCTACAGGCGCTGGTTCTACGGCAGCAGGTTTTTCTGCAACAGCAGGTTCAATAGATGCTGGCTCAACTGGCATCTCGGCAGATGCCATTTGCACCGGCTCTGCTTCTGCGGCTGGCAATGCCTCGGCTTGCTGCTGCGGAATTATAGCAGAAAGCGCACCAGCAACCTGATCCACATCAATCTGACCACCAAGAAGGTCTAAGGTTTGCGGCTCTGCCATATTTATTTCTTCCTAACTGGTTTCCCAGTAATCGGGTCTATTACATACTCAGGCACTCCGGCAGGGGCAGCAGCAGTGCCGGTGCCGGGGCCGCCCACTTCGTCAACCTGTTTCTTTGTCGACGGAACTGTTCGAACTTTGTTAAACACCTTGTCATATAATTCCTGACTAAACTGTATGTCTTTTAGACTGTAACCGCTAGATTTCAGAATAGAATCAATCTGCATTTTTGATGTTTCCATTCCAGTTGTCATGTATGCGCGAGACGCCTTGATAGCTTGCTCAACAAGTGCATCTGAAACAGGCTTTCCGTCCGTCAAAGAGTCAATGCCTTTGCTAAATCTTTCGGCAAGGCTAGTTGCAGATTCCGCAAGTTTAATATCAGAATCCCTCACAACCGCGCCATCATCGATCAACTTCAAATACCCTTGAAGAACACCTAACGCAGCAAGCGGGTTAGTGCCTGTTTGCCATTCTTTATAACTAGATTCAATCGCGCCAATCTTTTCGTGATAATTCAAGGCAGCGGTGACGTATTTTTTAGTTGAATTAGTTGCGCCTTTCGGTGAAAGTTTACCGTTATCAAAATAATCTTTATTGTAATCAAAAGTAACCGGCGCTGGAATTTTCAGTCCGCCAATCGATGCTTTTGTTCGGTAATCCATTTTTGCAAAATCATCGTCAGATATTTTTAATGATTTTCTTGCAGATTCAATCTTCTCTCCTAATGTTTCATCAGGAGCAACTGTTGCATCAGCAACAAAGTTAACTGCTCTTTTTGGGTCTACGGGATACCCAGCAGCTTTAAGCATATCAAGTGTTGCAGTGCGCGCCTCTACTTCAAGGCGAGATTTTTCTTTAACCTGTACAAAATCGGCTATCCGCCTATTGAACTGATCCCTTTTTGACGGGTCAAGGTATCTCATCAAAATTGGATTATTTATAAGCAGCTTATTTGCTTCTTCGTATTTTCCGCCATTAAGCAAACCGCTGACGGCGTACTCCATAACTAAAGAACGCCCAGCGTCACGCTCGCTGCGTTCTGTTGCGGGGTCAAGCGCCACTGAATATTTATTGATAATAGCATCGACTTTATCAAAATTTTCACGAAACATTGCGGGGTTTTTAGCAACTTCAGCCGCAAGAGGCGCAATTTCCTTTTGCGCTATGCTCGTTATATATTTCCGCTGCTCAGTGTTTTGATACTTGATCATCTGATTAGCGTATTGACCAGCGCGGCTTCTTAAACTTGCCTCAAGCTGCGCTTTTGCTTTTGCGCTCCCGCCAAAATTATTAACGGTTTGCATAATTCGCTGTTCAGTTTCAGCGTTAAAATTACCGATTGTGTTTTGTTTAGGGTCAAGAATGTTTCCAGCTTCAAGTGCGCTGTTATAAGATTTTAAGGTTTCTTGTTCAAATTGATCGCTAGACACGGCAGAGCTAATAATGTCTTCACGCGCCTGTATCCGATCAGCAGCCGCTTCAAGCTGTCCTGCGACCTTTGTCAGCCCTTCGCCAACACCGGAAAGCGGGCTGGAAGCCAGAGACAGCGAGACTTGCTGCTGCCCGGTGCTGCCGGGAACAGATACTCTGCTTGTGTATTTCGGAACCATTGCCATTTTTCAAAAACCTTATGAATACTTCGCGCCTAGTTGAGCAGTCGAAGACGCACCCGTTAAAAGAGACCCCACAGCTTGCCCTGTCGCTTTTTGCTTTGCCGCAGCGCCTTCCATTCTTGCAACTGTCGCCCTCTGCTGTCCTGCCCTGTAGCCCATTTCACCGCCGTATCGGATTGCAAGGTTTTCAAGTTCAGCTTCTTCCGCGCTCATATCAACGACATCCTGCATATCAAGCAATTCGCCGCCTGTAGCGGCCATAGAAGCCCGCTGAGTGCCAGCAAACAACCGTGCCTGACGTTCCTGCGCCCTAGCGTCGAACTCGGCCTTCTGACGCGCTGCAATAGCATCGTTCTGTGCAATCTGTGCGTTGTAATTTGCAAGGTTTTGCGCTGATTTACCCTGCTGTATTGCGCCGACTGTGCTAGTTACCGTTCCTGCGGCGGCAGTAGCAAGCGCAGCAATTTCTAATCCAGTACACATATCAAACCTTCGTCGTATTAAGTTCTGGCATAATTGCCAGAATAGTAAACGGAAGCGGTTGATCCTGCACTAAGAAAATATAACCGTCCTTGTCCCAGTTGCGCGGAAATTCCACCTCTTTGTCGCCGGTAAACAGCGCCGGTGCTTCGTCCATGTCGTCTGCGCTGGACCGGAAAGGGATAATATCCAAACGATCTGCGCTTGGGCCGTGCTTTAATCCAAGCGTATCAAAAAGCCGGTATGTAATTCGAGCAATGCGCTTCTTCTTACCCTGCGCCGTTCCGTCGCTTGCCCCAGCTTCAATCCGCATGGTTTGCAGCGTAGATGTATACGGCAATCCAACATGGACAACTTGATAAGAGCCGTTCAACGTTATAGACCCGCTTGAAACCGTGCGGTCTGGATGGGCTGCGCCATTTGCTAACACTGAAACAGTTTGGCCTTCAAGATGATCTAAACCAAACACCGCCGAAACCGCGCCGCCGCTATAAGTGAGCATGGAATCAAGATATGTGGCGTCTGTCGTGTTCACTGTAACTTCAGGCATACCCGGTGTTAGAAATTCAATATACCGAACTGATTGGCCGTTGATTGTGCGCTGTACAACCGCCCACAGATCATCACGGCTTCCAGTTGTATTTGGAATAACTGCAACGCTTTCAACTTTGGCATTAGCGCCGCCAATAACGTGTCTATGCCAGCCAACAACATCTTGTGCGCGTTCGTATGTCATGCCCACAAGAACACCGTCAGAACGTACTAGCCAGACAATGCTGTCTGGTTCTTGCTGATACGCCATATCAACAATCCCGCCTTCCGTAATGTGTTCCGAAAGAATGGCTAGATCGGGCGCGGTGTATGCGTCACTTTCAAACTGATAAACGTATTCACGAACCTTACGGTTAGCACGTTGCAGGAACAAAACGGAGTTGCCCACTTGCGGAGGCGTTACTGCGGCGCTGCCAAACGTAGTCTGACGGACAACGCGGGTATTTGTGGGCGATAGCGGGCTGTTTTGATCGCCTTGCGAAACAATGAACTCGCCGCCAGCGGTGCCTACGGACAACACCTTACCGGCCCTCATCCAGCGGATTGTATTCACCTGATCGGTCGCAATAGTATAGACAAACCCGCTATCGTCCAAAACGTTCCCATCATTGTCTGTGGGAGCGTGGTTGTAATAATCAGCAGACACAGAAAAAAACATAGATTGCGGTCGGCTTGTTGTGGCCGCATAGACCAGACGCTGTTCAAAAAACGTTACAACAGACGGATAGCCGGTTGTTTCAGAAAACGCGCCTAGCCGCCACCCGGTTACGGCAGTGGTTGCGGATGCGTTTGGGCCAATAAAATCAGCCGTGACAACCGTTGTGCTTACGACCGCCGTGATTTCTAAATATGTCCAATCGTTATTCGTATCTTCAAAACGAATTAAGCGGCCCACATCTGTAGAAAGAAAACCGGCATTGTCGTTGATTCCAGTCACCGCTGAAGCGGTTACTGTTACCCCGGTGCCTGAAGTGGCCGAAAGGCCCAACGTCGTCTCTGTGGCGTTCACAGGCTCATATGGGCCATCTAAAAACTGGATGATATCCAAACTCCAGTTTGTATCGGCCAACCTAGACAATGTTCGTGGTTCATGGTTCTGGTGCGCTATATACAGAACGTCAGCAGACTGAGTGATAACTAATTCAAACAATTCAGCTTCAAGATATGGAGTTGATATTTCGTATGCAGAGCCTTTAGAAAAAGGCGTGTCAAACACTTCAGAAAACGGACCAGACGAAATCTGACCGTAATTCCTATAAAACCGAACGTATTGATCGCCAAACTCAATTATATATGCCTGAGTGGCGCTGAACTCAAATGGCAGTATTCGAGTTTTTTTGCTGCTATCTTTCACTTCGGCGGAAAAATAAAAACCGCCCCGGCGAGATGCCGGACCGTGCTTTTGCACAATCATATTTTCAAGCGTTTTGCATCCATTTGGATATTTTTGAAGGTCAACGCGGCCTTCAAGGCGCGGCGAAAGTTCGCCCGCCGTAAAATTAGTGAATATTGGCGCTGAACGCGGCATTTAATATGTGCCGTTTACGCTCACGGTTTGCCCGCCAGCGTAATTAAGACGACTGTCTAACCAAGTGTCAGCAATAATTTCTCTATATCCGCTTTCTTGTGCGTCCATCGACCGAGCATCAGCAAGTTTTCGCTGGTACATCTCCATCATATTTGAATAAAGCGTATTGCTTTCTGCCAACGTAACAGCCAACTCAGCAGCAATCCGGGCAGACAGAGCCTCAACAAACATAGAATCAAAAAGATTTACATCTTCAACGCGGGCCAGATATAAAATTTTGGCAGTGCCTTCGTTGGTCAGCAGTTTGCCGCCTTCGATCTGGTAAAACATATCCATATTTTCCATCTGCAACACCCGAAGGCAGTCAGACGGAAGATTGTACTGGTAAGCAAATTCAAAAGCTGGCGCTGTACTGTTTTGCGCTAGTTCAACGCGATTAACTGCAAAATTCCAAACATGGTCGCGAATACAGGAGTCGCGGACCTGTTCATAAATAAGATTAGCGGCACGAGCCGCTTCACTGTCTTCGGTCAATGTTAGAATGGCGTTTGCACCAATCTTGACCAAGGCATTGTTTACAATCTGAACAACAGAAGTCGCCATGCTATCACCTGAGTAAAGTGTGGGGAGGCCGAAGCCTCCCCAACCTTATTACGTTGCGGAAAAGTACATATCCACAACGAGATTGCCTGAAGCTGGCAGATTTGCAGCCGAAATCGTGATGAAGATTTCTTCGCTTGCAGTCACCGTAGCAGTTCCAGCGTTTACACCGAAGATTGCTGGAGCATTGGTAGCGGTCTGAACGGCGGCTGCTTTGTATTTAGCAACTGCGCCAGATACGCCAATGGCAATCTGCGCTGAACCCAACGACGTGTCGGTGTTGACGACGCCGTACAGGAACGACTCACCTTCGGTTCCCTTCGCAATAACGATGGTGTCCGAGGTTGTCTGACTAGCAAGCGTGATAGTGGCCCGCTTTACGCGGACGTTACCATCGACAACTCCACCAGACGGAAGGCTAACTGGAACTGCGGCGAGTCCAGCCATTTCTGCGCTATAAAGTACAGTCATTTTCTATGCCCTCCTTATTCGACACAAAGGATTTCGAGGACACGGGCTTCTTCCATGCGGGTTCCGCCGATGCTCATCGAGCAAAAGACCTGAGTCGCATAGTTTTTGTCCGCACGTTCCGAAATCTTCGTAGTCATGTCAGCAC